AGGGCTATATTGATGCGGTGTTCATGGACACAGGATTCAACAACAAATTTCAAATGCGTGCTGCCATGGACGCACTGCTCAAGCAAAAGTTCACCGAACTGCACGAAGCCGGAACTGGCTCCACCAAAGATATATCGGAACTCTTAGCACTATCACATAAGATGAGCATGGACTTGCTAGACCGTGAAATTCAGCTGGAAAAACTGCGTGCTGGACCTGGTGGTCCGCAAAAGCAGGTGAATGTGCAAATCAATGAAGGCTTGGATGGAAGCAAATACTCCAATCTTATTTCAAAGCTTATTAGTGGAGATGGCGTTTAATGCTAACTATTTCACGCGCAGATGTTAACTGCGATGCAATCCAAGAATTTCCTGCAGACAAACGATTTATCAAGCTGCCGATTACCAACTACTTGAAATTATTGGGCATCTACGACTCCATTAACCGACCCCAAATCGCACTAATCAATGCTGTTAACGACCCCAAGTATCGTTTTATTTGTGCCGCACTAGCACGCCGATTGGGCAAAACTTATATTGCCAACGTTGTTGGTCAACTTGTTAGTTTAGTACCTGGCTGCAATGTTTTAATCATGTCACCTAACTATAACTTATCGGGTATCTCGTTTGAGCTGCAACGTAAATTGATCAAGCATTTTGACCTAGAAGTATCGCGTGATAACCTAAAAGACAAGATCATTGAACTGGATAATGGTTCGACTATTCGTATGGGTTCGCTTTCGACCGTGGATTCGTGCGTTGGTAGGTCGTATGACTTGATTATATTTGACGAAGCCGCACTAGGCGAAGATGGTGAAGCTGCGTTTAACGTTGCGCTACGACCTACTCTAGACAAGCCCAATGCCAAGGCTATTTTTATATCCACGCCTCGTGGTCGCAACAACTGGTTCAGTCAGTTTTGGAATCGTGGATTTGACCCTAACTTTCCTGAGTGGGTTTCACTACAAGCTGACTATACCGAGAACACTCGTATGGCTGAGTCGGATGTGGCTGAAGCTCGTCGTGCAATGTCGCGTGCTGAATTTGAACAAGAATATTTAGCATCGTTTACAGTGTTTGAGGGTCAAATTTATAGCTTGGCCGAAACCGATATCATGGAGCCACCACCAGACTTGATTGGTGAGGCTATTGCTGGTTGCGATCCTGGCTATCGCGACTTTACCGCGTTTTGCGTAATCATTTACGATCAAGTTGGCGACTGCTTTTGGATTGTTGATGAATACTTGAAAAATGAAGCTACCACTGCACAGCATGCTGAGTCCTTTAAGGAACTATGCGGCAAGCACGGTGTTGAAACCATTTTTATTGACTCGGCCGCAGCACAGTTTGCCAGTGACCTTGCTTACATCTACGACCTTGCTTCAACCAAGGCTAAAAAGGACGTCTTACCCGGTATTGCTTATGTACAAACCTTGGTAGCTCAAAACCGCTTGAAAGTATCACCACACTGCACCCACTCGCTGGCTGTGTTTGACCAGTATCGTTGGGACACCAAAGAAGGTTTGCAAAAGGAACGTCCAAAGCATGACGACTACAGTCACATGGCTGATGCAATCCGTTACGCACTTTACACGTACACCTTGTAATTAAATAGTCTGTCCCACCAGCTGAGCTTTTGCAATCGTTCTAGCTCAACTTTGAAATCACTGGCCAAGTCTACCATTTCTGTGTAGTCTGAGTTCATAATATAACCCTGTGAGCGTAACTCCTCTAGACTTTCCTCGGCTTCTTGTTGGTAGAACTTCGCCTCCTCAATCTTGGTTTCAGCTGATTTAATTAAGGCAAGGTGGTCCCAAGTACACTGCTCTAGCAAGTCTCGGCTTGAATTAATAAGCTGGGCAATTTCGTCTGAGCGCTCCAATTTTGGATATGTGGTATTTAGCATATCCACAGACTTAAACTGGTCAATTAGCCATTCTTCCATGATATCAATATGGTCTTGATGGCAGTTGAAAATAACTTCGGTTTGGGGCAGTCCGCAGCGATCGTACTCAACCTGCATTGGTCGGGCAGCTTTGCCAGTTGCAAATTTATTAAAGTGCTGCTTCCAGCGGGTTTCCAAGTCCAGCGATTTACCAATGTAAAACTTGCCACTTGAAAAGGTCAGGCGATAGATTCCGGCAGCCATATTTTCCTTATAAAATTATATTATACTCGTTTGGGATTATAAGCTCAAGTTAAAATATACGACCTGCAACCAAAATTCTGGTATTGACATTTTTGTGCATACCATGTATAATACTAGTAATCATAAAAGGTCCAATTAAAAAATGGCCAAGAACACAAATAAACGTATTCCTGTAAAGTGGGTTCGCGATCGAGCGAAAGCAGCATACGATAAAAAGTCCGAATGTTTTGTCTGTGACAGTACAAAAGACTTAGAACTACACCACTTACATTCAGTTACAATACTCTTAGAATCGTGGGCCGATAGAAAAGGTTACGATATATCAACTGACGAAGGCATTTTGGCTGTTCGTGACGAATTTATTGCAGAGCACAAAATAGAGTTATATGAAAAGGTTTACACCCTATGTAATCCGCATCATGTAGCGCTTCACGCCATATATGGTAAAGCCCCTGCAGCAGGCTCCGAACCTAAACAGCAGCGTTGGATTGAATTACAGCGTCAGAAGCACGTTTCAGGTGAAGTATCCGTACCAAACTCTAGCTACGCATCGCCATTCTCAAGATTTATATAGGGAATTAGATGAATATACTAACAAAAAGCGCAGATTGGTTTCGTGAGAAGCTTAATCCGGCACAGACTCGAATCGCACAAGATTCCGGCACACAAATTGGCACAGACGCAAAGATAACTTACTTTCAGAGTTTTCAGAAACTTGAAACAGTTAACCGCAGCGTAAGCATGCTTGTATCAGCAGCTAGCTCGCTAGACTATGATATCAAAGATAAAGTACATGACGGCGTAGTAACCGGTATTCGTCAAAAGACATTGAATACCTTACTTAACTTCCGCCCTAACCCATACCAAAGTGCGCAAGATTTCAGAACAGCACTGTTCACTGATTTCGTCTTAGAAGGCAATGCTTTCGTACACTTTGATGGCGTGTTCATGTATCACCTACCCGCAGACAAGGTAGAAATCCTAACCGACGAAAAGACTTTTATCAAAGGTTTTCGATATAACGGTTCTGTAGCTTTCAAAGAGTCTGAAGTATTTTACTTTCGTGATCTAGCCAGCGACAGTATTTATCGCGGATCGAGCAGATTACAAAGTGCAGATCGTAGCGTCAAGCTACTATACTCAATGCAGCAGTTCCAAGAGAACTTCTTTGACAATGGTGCCGTGTTTGGCTTAGTGCTGACCACTGAAAATACCCTGTCACAAATTGCAAAAGAAAAAACAATTGCTTACTGGTTGCAAAAGTACAACGTTAAAAACGGTGGAAAGCGTCCAGTTATTTTGGATTCAGGCCTAAAGCCACATCAGCTTGCTGAAACCAACTTCAAAGACATGGATTTTGATCAGTCGATCAAGACTCATGCAGAAAAAATCATGCAGGCTATTGGAGTTCCTCCAATCTTGCTACAAGGTGGTAACAACGCCAACATTAGTCCTAACTTACGACTATTCTATTTGGAGACAGTTCTTCCAATTAACCGTAAGTTTATTAGTGCTGTAGAGCGTTATTTTGGTTACGACGTAGAAGCTATTACTAGCTCCGTTAGTGCACTACAACCTGAGTTAAAAGATATTGCTGCGTACCACAGTACGTTAGTAAATGCCGGTATTATTAGCGCAAACGAAGCTCGACTAGAGCTACGTTATGAAGCTAAGGCTGGCAATGACGATTTACGAATTCCTGCAAACATTGCAGGTTCAGCCGCAAATCCTAGTACTGGAGGACGACCCGCCTCCGCTAAGGAATAACACAAAGGGGTATTATGGTAGATAAAAATAAAGTCCTGTTTTTAAACAGTTCTTTTACTAAGAGTGAACCTCTACCTACTGCTGACGGAAAAATTGATAGCATTACCATCGAAGGGTATGCTTCAACTAATGATGTTGACAGACACGGCGACATTGTTCCTGCAAGTGTGTGGGAAGCCGGTATCAAGAATTACTTGAAAAATCCAGTAATCCTTGCTTACCACCAGCATGATGAGCCTGTAGGTAGAATGACTGACCACAAAGTTGACGAAAAAGGACTGTTTGTAAAAGCAAGAATTTCCGCTGCTGCTGAAGACGTCTTCAATCTTGTAAAAGACGGTGTGCTAACCGCCTTTAGCATTGGTTTCCGTATCGTTGATGCGGAATATAATTCAGCCTTAGAGCTGTTTGTTGTAAAAGAACTGGAACTACACGAAATATCAGTTGTGTCTGTACCAGCTAATCAAAATACACTATTTAGTCTTTCTAAGGCGTTTGATACGGCCGAAGAATTTAAGAGTTTCAAAATGCAATTTGCTAACCCAAGCGACTCAGCTAAAGGGCTAGAAGCCTCCGGCGAAGCAAAGAGCGATATCACAAAGGAATTGGAAATGACTCCAGAACAATTACAAAAAATGTTGGCCGACGCTGCTACTGCTGCTGCTCAAGAAGCCACTAAGTCCCTGCTAGCTGCACAAGAAAAAGCTGCTGCTGAAAAAGCTGCTGCTACTGCTGCTCAGGCTGACCTAGACGCAAAAATCAAGGCTGCTGTTGCTCTAGTAACACCATCCACAACTGGTGCTGAAGCCCTTATGGCTGAAGTCGAGAAGCGTTTCGCTGCTCAAGCCGATGAAACTAAATCTGTTGTTGCAGGTCTAGAAGCTTCCCTAAAAGAGAAAGCTGCTGAACTAGAAGCAATCCAGAAGTCACGTATGCAATTCACAGATGGCAAAGCCGGTGAAATGTCTTATGCAGACAAAGAAAAAGCAGTTATCCTAGCTAAAATGGCTGGTAAAGCTCTAGGTGCCACTAAGTTTGGTGCTCAAATGGTTGAAAAGTACGGCGCTCACCTGCCAAGCGCAACCTGGGAACTAGAAGTTTCTACCAACATGGAAAACGAAGTACGTCGTCGTTTAGTTGTTGCGCCTAACCTGCGTGGCATTACTATGCAGACTAACGTTATGACTATTCCTGTGAACCCAGAAGCTGGTGTTGCTACATGGATGGCTAACACAGCCTTCGGTACAACAGCTTCCGCTGGTAACACTGATACACACGCATTAAAAGAGATTACTCTGAACGCGTACAAAGTAGCTACTAACGAATACGTTGCATACGAAGAAGAAGAAGACAGCTTACTGGCTATTATGCCTGTTATCCGTGACGCCATGGTTCGCCGTGTTGCTCGCGCTGTTGACCGCGCTATGCTACGTGGTGCAGGTACAGGTTCTGACCCAGTTAAAGGTCTGGCCACATACGACGCAGTTAGCTCTGTGACCATGGACATTTCTGCAGTTGACAAAATGACTGTTGCACGCCTACAAGCTATGCGCCGTGACCTAGGAGCCTGGGGCCTAGACCCAAGCGAGCTGGTTTACATCGTAAGCACAGAAAACTACTACGACCTGTTAGAAGATCCAATCTTCCAAACTATGGACAAAGTTGGTACTAACGCAACCGTTCTAACTGGCCAAATCGGTTCAGTTGGTAACACTCCAGTTATCGTAAGTGCTGAATTCGCCGACAAAGCTGCTGACGCAGTTGGTGCTATCTGCTTCAACCCAGGTAACTTCATTGTTGGTAACCAGCGCGGTCTACGTGTTGATACACAAGACCTAGTTGAGACTCAACGCCGTGTTATGGTAGCTAGCCTACGTACCGGTATGACTCAAGTTACAACAAACCTAGGCGGCGCAGTTTCCGCTCTACGTTACGTAGCTTAATCAATGGACAGGGCTTTACGCCCTGTCTTTTAATGTAATTTAAACAAGTTACATTAAAAGACATAAATCCGTTATGGAGAAAAAAGGAACATAATGGCAACTAACTTAATTACTAAAGCAGAGTACAAAAGCTACGTAGGTATATCTAGTACTAATCAAGACGTAGAAATTGACCTGCTTATTCCAAAGGTATCAGCCCTGGTAAAAAGCTACTGCAGACGCGGCTTTGTGGATTATACCACAGACCCTAAGGCAGAGACATTTAATGGTGGCTCCACTAAGTTATACTTAAAAGAATATCCTATGTTAAACGTGTACTCAGTAGAGTACAGCAAAGACTACGGTCAGAACTACACAATTTTAACAGACTTTGTGGACTTTATTCCAAATTACGTAGATGGTTCTATTGATAGCCCTTCTGCTACAGGATTCCCTTATGCAGTTAATGGTTACGTTGTAAATTATAGTGCAGGTTTCGAAAGCGTGCCTGATGACTTGAAATTGGCAGTTATGGACTTAGTTACTTACTACCGCAAAAACGACGGTTCAGTACACAATCAAAAGTCCCCTGGTGGCGGTGGTAGTGTTCAACTAGAATACATCATGAACACCAACTTTCCTGCACACATCAAACGAGTACTTGACTTATACGTGGCGGACTACTCATGAGCATACAAGAATTTACAGCCGCCTTACGTGACAAGTCTAACACTGCTGTTCAATCCAGCTCAAAAGATATGTTGGATAGACTAGTTCGAGGTGCTGAAAGTTCTTTTAAAGCAGGTAGTTTATCTAAGAAGGCGTCTGTGCTTTCTGAAGGTAAGGCAATAGTAGCAGGTAAAACTGTGAATCTATCACAAGAGTTTCGATACGCTGGTGAGCCTCAGGGCAGAACCCGGCTCATACTAACAGAAGATGACCTACAAGAAATGTTTAAAACATTGAACATTTCTTCTAAAGCAAAACCCATAGCCCTATACTTAAAGTTTTTAGCTGAAAACTTTGGAAGCAAACTATCTAGTCATTACGAGATATACTTCAAAGATGGTACTATAGTAGAAAAGCAACGTCGTAAAATATCGGATGTTGTTAACTCTTTTAGCGAAGAACAAATAGAAGATATTATTGCAGTACGGGGACTAAACTTTAGTCACCGTAACACCCTGGTACACGTAGCTCATTTTTTATATACAATTGACGCCCTACCAGGTAAGTCTCGCAAAGACATTGAAGACACCCTATCCGGTCACTATGATCGAGGGCACGTTTACGCACAAACATATGGCCGAGCTATTATCTCAGGCAAAGAGTTAGATGCACAAGAAGACTTGCTGGGTAAGATCATTGGCTTGTACAAGCTACTTGACGAAGGCTCCAGCAGCTTAAGTCAGTTTAATGGCAAGTACAATACACTACTTGCCAGAGCGCACAAAGACTTTACGGGTAATCATATTGCAATGAATATTCAGTTGCAGGTTATACGTGATGTGGATACTGGTCTAGGTAACCGAGATACTGGAGACTTAAGCTCCAAAATACGAATAGTAGGCTTTTTACAAAGCCTAATAAAGAACACAAACCTTAGCTCAGACGGTAAGCGATTACTATCTCAGCCTGCTGCTGTTTCCTTAAAAGAGTTCGAAAAAGCCTTAACTGAACTAGACACTAAGCTGTCCAAGTATCAAGAAGACGTCTCCAGAGTTCTAGCCAGAACCACAGACCCGAACTACTTGATTAACCTAAGAACTTCTGATAATGTACCAGAGTTTTTAACTGCATTATACAAAGAAACACTAGAATCCAAAGGTTCTAGAAAAACCGTCAACAAAGCAACTCCTAATATAGTAGCTGTAAAGTCGGAGAAAATAGTTTCTAAAGTATCTTCTCCACTGGATAAAGTAAAAGCACCTTTATCTAATATGGTGTCTAAACTGCAAAAAGTCAAAAAAGAACTATCTGCAAAAAAGACAGCAAAGACCCAACCAGCCTCGGCTGTATCCTTGGACCTGATAAGCTTACAGAACTATATTAATACGCATTTGCAAGATGCCATAAGTGCTAATATGGGTGACGGTAAAAATAAGAATATACTTAATTATCGTACTGGCCGATTAGCAGGTAGTGCAAAAGTAGAGAAGTTAAGCGAGTCTAGATCTGGTATGATAACGGCGTTTTACTCTTTTATGAAAAACCCGTACGCAACATTCTCTCAAGGTGGCCGACAGTCTAGTCCTGTATCCCGCGACCCTAAATTGTTGATAAGCAAGTCAATTCGAGAAATAGCTGCACAACAAGCAATTAATAGATTGAGAGCAGTAGTTATATGAGTCGTAGAACATCTATTGTAAAAGCATTATCCGATAAGTTTAAATTAATTAATGGTGAACTACCTTATAGGGCAAATCTAAGTGAGAACGCCTATCCCAAATTAAAGTTCTGGGATGAAGTAGAAGACTTTCCTAGTGTGTACGTAACACCAGGCTCTGAGCAACGAGAATACTTGCCAGGGGATTTTACGTGGGGTTTCTTAGGAGTAAGCGTAAAGGTTTACTGCCGAGGAGAAGATGCACAAGAACAGTTAGAACAGCTACTAGAAGATCTAGAACATGCCATTGATACTAACAGAGTTTTAGTGTACGATAGTTTAACCAACTACGAAACGACTGAGATCTTAATTCAGTCAATAACGACAGACGAGGGGCTACTAGCCCCATACGCTGTCGGCGAAATTAACTTACAAGTGCGCTATGCCATAATGTAAGCAACCGCATCACAGTGTTAAACACAGATAAATATCTAGTTAATACACTAACGTGCACAAAACTAAAAGGAATGAAATATGTCATTTAATTTGATTCGTAACAGTCGTGTTTTCTTCACGACTAACGTTAATGCTGAAACAGGTTTAGTAGCCACTAGCGGATTCACCACGACTAACACTCGCGAAATCCAGGTTCTAGACGGATTTAGCTTCTCGCAAAATACAACTGCTGAAACAGTTACCTTAAGCGAAGCCGGTGCTGCACCTGTTCGCGGACAGCGTAGTTTCAACACTGCACTAGAGCCAGTTGATTTCAGCTTCTCTACTTATATTCGTCCAGCTGATGGTGGTGTAAATATCACTGCCGAAGAAGGTGTTCTATGGAACGCTCTACTAGGTTCAGCAAACGTTGGAGATAGCGGAGCAGCTTGGACAGAAGGTACTACGTCAGCAACTGTTGTAGCTACAAATTCTCAGTCTCACCAGCTGCAAAAGTTCGGAATGGTTATTGTTATTGACGGCGTTTCATACGTTATTGATAACTGTGCCTTAGATACTGCTACAATCGACTTCGGTCTTGACGCAATTTCTATGATTGCTTGGGCTGGTAAGGGTGCTATTCTTCGCCAAATCAGCGGATTAACAGCGTCTACTGGTGCAACAGTTACATTTGCTAACGGTCTGACAGGTACTGCCAAAGGTAAGAATACTTCTGCTGCGTACATTGCTAACAAGCTAAGTACTCTAACAGTTAAGAAAGAAATTGACGGTACAGGAACTGTATACACTGTTGCTATTACAGGTGGTTCTTTAACTATCGCTAACAACCTTACTTACCTGACTCCAGCTAACCTAGGTGTTGTTAACCGTCCATTCACATACTTTACTGGTACTCGTGCTGTAAGTGGTTCTATCAATGCGTACCTACGCGCAGGTAGCACTAACACTGCCGGTCTATTAGCGGATATGTTGGCAGGTTCAACCACAGACGTGGATCCAGCTTTCTATGTACAGCTAGAGATGGGTGGAGCTTCTAATGCTACACGCGTTGAATTCGAAATGCCTGCTACTGTGTTGACAATCCCAACCGTAGCTACTGAGCAAGTTGTTTCTACAACGATTAACTTTACAGCCCAGGGTTCTGCAAGTGCTGAATTCGATATTGGCGCAGCTAACGAAATCGAAGTTCGTTACTACACAACTAACGCTGCTTAATCGCTAGTTAGTATTTTAAGGAGTAGGGTTGATCTCCTACTCCGCTTTTTTCTTTCCTTATAAAATAAATATTACTAAAGGTAATTATGTCATCTCTGTCGTTGAAAACACTGTTAGTTCCTTCAAAATCACTGGAAGTAGAGTACCCTGGTATGCCTGACTTCAAAGTACAGGTTGCATTCCTGTCGCGTGAAACCTTACAGACTATCCGTAAGAAAGCAACTAAAACTAGTTTCAAGAATCGCCAACCAGTAGAAGAACTGAATGACGATCTATTCTTAGACCTATATGTAAAAGCTAGCGTAAAAGGCTGGAGCGGTCTAAAATTAAGTTACTTAGAGCAGCTAGCTCCAGTAGACTTGTCAGGTCAAGATCCTGATACAGAATTAGAATACAACGAAGAAAACGCGTTGTACTTAATGAAGAATTCCACAAATTTTGACAGCTTTATTAGCGAACAGGTCACAGACCTGGGAAACTTTTCAACGAGCAAATAATCGAAATTCAAGACCAGCTCCGTAGATACTTCCAAAATACAGATGTACACATGACAAAGGATACTTACTTTGAAATGTGTGCAATGTTAGGAGAAGAACCCATAGAAGAAGAAATACCTGTAGATATAAATGATCTACCTATACTAGTACAGCAATGCTTTAGTATATACAGTATATTGGAAGACAGATGGGATACTATGGGTGGTGGTTACTTGGGCAAGAATTATGTTATATTGTTTGAGTTGTTTAAGATACACGGTATTGAAGACATCGAAGCAACACTAGCATTAACTTTCCTACAACAAATGGATTCGATACGCTCAAAGATAGTGTCAGAAAAAGTAAAATCAAAAAGCTCCTAGCAGTAAAAAGCTAGGGGCTTTTTTTATACCCAAAAAATTTCGGTTTGACAAAACCCACCCTACATGATATAATCGTGTAAAACTATAATTCCATCTTGGATTTTCAGGTATGGGACAATGTAACGCTATTAGGAGAACAGATGGCCGCACAAAATAACGTAAATATTGGCGTAAACATTAGTGATAATGGTACCGCTAATAGAACTTTAAAAAATGTACAAGAACTACACTCAGAATTAAAAGCTACTCAAAAAACCGCCGCAAAAACTGGGTTAGGTGGTACACCAGGATCAAAAGCTGTATACGCTAAATCTGCTCCTACCGGTAGCGAAAGCGTGATGAGTGGTCAAGACTATGGACGTGCTCGTGGTAGTGCTGGAAGTACTGGAGCAGGTGCCAGAGATTTTGCTAACCAAGCCCAAGGCCTTGGTGGTTTAGTAAGAATTTATGCCACATTTGCAGCTAACTTATTTGCAGTATCCGCTGCATTTGGTGCACTGAAAAATGCTGCTGACACTACAAACATGGTTAAAGGTCTGGACCAATTAGGTGCTCAAAGCGGAAGAAGCTTGGGTACTCTGGCACAAGACTTGGTAAAAGCAACAGATGGTGCAGTTAGTTTACGCGAGGCTATGACAGCTACTGCACAAACTACTGCAGCAGGCATGACTTCAGAGAATCTAAAAAGATTAGCTGCAGGAGCACGAAACGTATCTCAAGCACTTGGCGTAGCTATGCCAGATGCCTTATCTCGTTTAAGTCGTGGTATTACTAAGTTAGAACCAGAACTATTGGACGAATTAGGTATTTTTGTACGTGTAGATGACGCGGCACAAAAATATGCTCGCTCTATTGGTAAGACTACTGCAAACTTAACTGACTTTGAAAAACGCGGAGCATTTGCTGCCGAAGTACTAACTCAGTTAGAAGAAAAGTTTGGGGCTATTAACCTACAAGCAAACCCATACGACCAATTATTAGCCAGCCTTAAAAATGTTGCGCAAACTGGGTTAGAAGTTGTCAATAAGGTACTTGGTCCACTTATTAAGATACTGGCAGAAAGCCCTACTGGTCTAGCTACCGCACTGGCCGCAGTTAGCGCTATACTGCTAAAGCAAGCTATCCCTGAGTTAGGTGCTATGAAAAAGCGAATGGCTGATCAAGCCACGCAAGCACGTGAAATCGCTAACATAAAGGTAGCAGAAGCTCAAAAAGGTTTAGCCAAAGAAGTTGCTGCAAATAAAATTGCTGCAGCTAACGCAGCAGATGCTAGAGTAGCTGCTGTTGACGAAGCCGAAACCAAATTAAAAGCTATTATTGCTAGATCAAACGAAGAAGTTAAAAAATCTGCAAAAGAAGTATTTAAAGTACTAAATAAAGAATCTATTCAGGCTATTACTGATGAAGATATTGCAAAAATCAATAAACTAGCTCAAAGTGGTGGCAAAGTTGGTCAAGCATATACCGAAATTGCCACTGCAATAAAAAAATCTAAAGACGCAGAAGCCGAACACGATGCGGTAGTTAAGACAGGTAATGAAAGCCTGGCTAAACGTCATAGCTTATTTACTACTATTGGACAACTACAGGCTTCCGCTGCTCGCGCAAATGCACAAGCAGCCTCACGCGAAGCAATCAATTTAGCTAGTCAGACCACCGCAGTAGAGGGTGTTGGCGCTGGTTGGGCAAAACTAAATGAACAGATTAAAGCAAGCAAAGCTACTGGAGAACTAGGTGCTATGCGTGCCGGATGGACTAGACTAGCTGGCGGTATTGGTATAGCTACTACTGCAGTGGGTACCTTCATGAATGCCTTAGGCCCTTGGATGATGTTAATAGGCTTAGCTGTAACTGCTATAAGCTTTTTAGTAGATCATTTCAGTAACACGGCCAAAGAAGCAAAGAAAACATCTGAGTCTTTACAGTCCTTAGAAGGTTCTCTGGGCAATGTAAGCAGAACTATGAATGCTATATCTGCTAAAGATCCTTTTGCTTATTTCACTGTACAGGCTATAGATGCTAGAGCTACCGCGTTAAAAGAGCTAGCAGATACTGTTCAAAGTGTGGTGGTAAATAGCTTCAAAGAGCTTGACAAGATGAACGAATTAGACAGGTTCATCAACAAAGTAAAAGGTATATTTGGTAAAGATGTACAGACCTCTATGGTAAACGGACTTAGCTCTGGTATCGTAGAAGCTGTTAAAGTAGCCGAAGATACAGGGGCACTAGACTCCTTTAAGAAACTAGTAAAAGATACGCTAAACATTGATTCATTAGACGTAAGCTCAATCAATAAAGCTTTCAGCGAAATGTCCTCTGATGTAGCTAAGCAAAAGATACCTCTGATAACAAAAGCTTTGTTAGAAGTATCTAAACAAGCTTCTATTACAGCAGCCAAAGGCACAGAACTAAAGCAAGCCTTTGGGGATGCCAGCAAAGTATTTAAAGATTTAGCAAATACTTACCTACCTACGGATAACGTATCCAAGTTAGGTACTGCTATGGTAGAGAGTGCTTTAAAATTAGACCTGGCATTGCAAGACCCAACGCAGACTTTAAATGCCATGCGTGAAGTAACCAAGGATATATCTAACCTAAGTCTATTCCCCCCAGCAACTGCTGGTGAGTTAGTAAGTTTAACTGATAAAATACAAGATATGGCAAATGCTATGTCTGCAGCAAAACGAGTTATAAAAGACAATGAGAACGATATATCAAGCCTAACCGCCAGAGCATCCGAGTTAAAAGATGCCCTAGGAGGCAGCGGATTTTTAGCAGGTCTTCAACAAGGTTTAACAGGGCCTCGCGATGGCAATAATATTGCAAAAATGTCAGCAGAGCTCTCAGAGATAGAAGAAAAAATTAAAAACATCAATTCTGTTAGCCGGATTAAAACTTCCGTAGTTGCACAAATAACTACAGAAACTGATGCTTTAAAAACGGTGTTCAAAGAAGCCGTATTTAACCAAATGAAAGCCGGCGCTGAGTTAGTTGGAAGCCGAATTGCCGCAGAATGGCAAAAAGCAACATCAGCAGTCAATTCAGCAGTAGCAGGATTACTCGGAGATTCTTTAGCTGGTGTCAGGTTAAAAGCTCAAAATGATCGAGAACTAATAGATGCGCAAGCCGCTTCTATAAAAGTTCAGCTGGATTTAATTACTTCGCAGGAAAAATTAGGTATACAACTAGAGTTAAGTAGAATTGCCGCTGAAAAAGCAAACATGGACCCTCGAGATATACGCTTGGGCGGTCTAGCAGAGCGTGAAAAAGGGTTAGAATTACGTAGTTCATACCTATCTGGTGGCGTTACCAAAGGCTCTTCAGCAAAATTAGCTGCAGAATTAGCTGATGGCGTAGCCGGTGCAAAAGAAGCCTTAGCTTTCGTACAGAGAGTTGAGAGTACTTTAGCACAAGTAGCTATACTGGCCGGACAGCGCGTAGCTATAGCTATTACCGAACAAGCGGGTGTTATCAAAGCAACCGCAAAAATAGAGAAAGAAAGTTTAGATAATTCAAAAGCACTAAATGATGCAAAACTATCTGAATTAAGTACCTTAGAGCAAATTGGTGAAAAATTATCAATCGAACAGGAAGCTAGTAAGGTAACCTTAATAAACTCAAACTTAGATTTAGAATCTAAAAAGCAGTTAAAAGATTTAGATACAGAAATAGCTATAAAGCGTTTAGCTATGGCTAATACACAAAGTGCTGCTACTAAGCTCAGCATACAGGCAGATATAGACAGACTAAATGCACAAGACAGAATAAATATTTCGGCTAAAACTCAAGCAGAAATAAATAAAAATAATGCTGTACTAGAAGAAAAGCGCGCAAAACGTGTACGCGATATAGCTGATGGGTACGCTGAAATAGCTAATATCCTAGCTAACGATGCTTTCACAAAACGAAGCTCCGACTTAGAGGTATCTCAACAAAGACTAGAAACAGCTAAACAAATAGAGAATGTTTCAGAATCTCAGTATATTTTAGAGAAGCAAAGCTTAGAATTATCTAGTCTAAAGCTAGATAGCGAAAAGAAAATATACGAGCTACAACAGTCTGGTGTAAAAAAGTTCCAAGAACTAACTGATAAGTACCAGAAAGAAAACGATACTGATAAGAAGGCATTAATAACTGCAGAAATTCGGGCACAGGCTCAGATTTTACAAACGCAAATTGACGGCGTTAATAATATAACTTCTGCTAAACTTGATGGCATCAACAAAGTTGCTGCTTACGAGCTAAAGAATACTTCACTGTACAACGGCCTAGCTGATGCTGTATACGTAAACCTTACTGAAGGTGGAGCTGCTGGTGGTAAAGTTATGCGCGATACTATAGCAAAGGAACTTAGAAAACCTTTCAATATAATTATCAAAGCATTAATAGAGCCAGTAGTTGCGGGTTTATCAAGATTATTCGATAATTTCTTAAGTAGCTTTACTGCTGATTTAGCTAGCGGTATTACTACAGGGTTTCAAAACATACTACCATTCTTGGCAGATGCTTTGAAAGGGGCAATGTCAAACCCAGTAGATTCTATTATGAAAATCTTTGACGCTGGTAAGAATGTCTTCGATACTTTCGGAAGCGCTACTAGTGAATTAGGTAATGTATTTAGTTCAGCAAAAGAACTTATTTCAGGTAATGCTACCTTAGCAAAATCTTTGGGTACTACAGCAGGTTCACAGCAAACATCAATGTTGGCTGCGCAAGAAGCTGGTATGGCAGGATCCTCTGGAGCTACTTTAGGTGGACTAGCTAAAAGTGGTATGGGACTAGTAGGTAGTTTCATGGGTGCTAGAGCTATAGGAAAAGCAGTATCGGGTGGTTATTCTGCTGGCGGTACTACTGGTAATAGAGCTGTTAACATAGGTGCTGTAGTCGGTTCCTTGATACCAGGTCTTGGTACTATACTAGGCGGAGCAATTGGTGGTTTGGTTAACCGAGTATTTGGTAAAAAAGTTACTAACGTAGGTCAAGGTGTGGTAGGTACTTTTGGAGGTGAAAGAGGCTTTGAAGGTCAAAACTTCTCAGAAACTCGTACTAAACGTCTATTCCGTAGAGCTAGATATAGTACAAGCTACTCAGCTATGGACGAAGGTGCTAGAGCTGGTTTAGGTGAAGCATTTATCGGTATGCGAGATAAAACTGCAGAACTAGCTAAAAGTTTAGGTATAGGTACGGATTCTATTACTAGTTTTACTAAAAATATTCGCATAGACTTAAAAGGACTAAGTGAAGACCAGATAGCTAAAAGATTTAGTGATGAGCTTGCAGTTATGCAGGAATCTATGGCACAACTAGCCTTGGGTACTACGGCTTACAATAGAGACGGCGAAACTAGTTTAGATACTTTGCAACGACTATCTACTAACTTAAAAGCTACTAACATAGTTTTTGATCAACTAGGTCAAACAGTCTCTGAGACCAGTTTAAACGGTGCTTTGGCTGCCCAAGACTTTGTGGATGCTTTCGGGAGTTTAGATGCATTTATACAGTCTACTGGATTCTTTTACGATAAGTTTTTTACCGACGCTTATAAAGCAACAAAAACCACTGAACAACTAACTAAAGCTTTTGGGGATTATGGTATTGAGCTACCTAAAACTCGAGAAGGTTTCGTAGAGATTGTTTCAGAACTGCAAAAAGCGGGTGATACAGAGGCTTATGCGGCGCTACTTAACTTAGCCCCTGCACTAGACAGTATATTACCTCCACTAGAGAATCTAGAGCAAGCTTCTACAGCTCTAGCGGCTAAGTTGAAAGAATCTACTAAGAGCTTATCTGACCAAATCTTAGCACTAACTAAGTCTGAGTCAGAGTTAAAAGGTATTGGTAGAGCAGATACTCTTTCACAGACAGACCCTGCATTGTTATCTATGCAGCAATATGTCTACGCCTTAGAAGATGTAAAAACTGCTACAGATAAGTTAAAAGAAGCGCAGACTGCAGAAGCTAACGCCTTAAGAGAGCAGCAGAATACTTTGAAGAGTTCTATTACGGCACTATCTCAGTACTCTACTTCACTTAAGAAATTCAAAGAATCCTTACTGTTAGATTCGTTATCTCCGCTAACTCCTGCACAGAAATATGCAGAAGCTAAGTCTCAGTTTGATGCAATCCTTTCAACAGCTACAGGCACAGCAGCTACCCCCGCAGAAGAAAAAGCCAAACAGGCAGCTCTGGGACAGCTTGAGTCAGCCTCAAGATCTTTCTTAGATGCTTCTAAAACCTATAATGCTAGCTCAGAGAAGTATACGCAGGACTTTACAAAAGTACAAAATGCTTTAACTGATACTACTAGCTCTATTGATACACAACTATCTATAGAAGAAAGAACTTATGCTCTAAACGAGGAGCAGATATCTGTTCTGACTACTATTAATACTAGTGTATTAAGCATTACTGATGCAATTACTAACTTAAATGCTGCTCAAGCTAATGAAGCTATTGCTAAAGCTAAGGCGTTTACTCCAGGTACTAGTGAAGACATGGCCGCAAAAGCCAAAGAATTACTATCTCAAAATAGTAATATGTCTTACTCAGACTTAATGGCCGAAAGCTACACTAAGTTCAAGATAGACCCGGCAGCAATGTCTTCTGCGTTTAGTCCAGAAGACTTTAAACGTGTCAGAGGTTTTGCCTCTGGTGGTTTAGCTAGCGGAATATCTATGGTTGGAGAAGCTGGGCGAGAGCTGGTTGACTTTAGTACCCCTGGTCGTGTTTACACTAATGAACAAACTGAAGGTATGTTCACAGGTGGCAGCAAGTTAGTCGAAGTAGTTCAAGAACTAAGACAGCTAAGATTAGAAGTAACGCAGTTAAGAACACAACAGCAAACAGAGACAGGGCACTTAATAACTGCAACATACGATGCTCAAAGTCGTAATGCAGAAGAAGTTGCTAAAGCAGTTGTAGACTCTGCTAACAAGCAGGTTTGGACAGCAAAAGTAAAAGAAAGCGTAAAGCTAACTTAAATAGAAGCCCCCGTAACAGGGGGCATCTATTTTTAAAGTACACTGCACAGTATACTTTAAAAATAGCGAAGGAAATTTATGTCATTGTCAGAACAAGACTTTCAAGCCTGGTTAGAAGATTCTTCAGCCATTAGATGCATGCTAGTTGAAGTAGAAGTTAATACGGGTCTAGAAGACACTGTATTGTATATCAGCAATAGAAACTATGCCACACAGTCTACAGATACTCCCAGTAATCAAGTATATTTACCTTTACTAAGTACAAGTATAGACTTTACAGAAACACTGCCCATGGAAGGACAAGGTTCCCTATCTTACGGAGATCTTAGTATTTCCAACGTAGAAGGAGAATACGACTACCTACTAAACTACGTATGGGCAGATAGACCTATAAACATTTACTTGGGAGATGTTAGACACAGCAGATCTACATTTACTAAAGTATTTAGCGGCGTAGTGTCCGGAGTATTATCCAGCAACCTTAGCTCAATAAATATACAGTTAAGAGATAAACTACAAAGACTTAATACTAGTGTATACGAAGTCGTACTAGGTGAGTATGGTCTGCGTGGTATTAATAATGCCAACAAAGACGAAGTTCGTCCACTAGTATTTGGAGAAGTATCGAATATAACTCCAATGCTGATCGATGAGGCAGAATTAGAGTTCATGGTGCATGACGGCCCTATCGAATCAATAATAGAAGTACGAGATAACGCAGTGCCAGTATCTTTTACTCCAGACCTAACTAGAGGTACTTTTAAGCTATTCTCTAACCCCTTAGGTACTATAACTTGTTCCGTACAAGGAGACAAGAACTCCTTAGACAGCTCCGGTCAGTTGGTACCTGTATGGCCTAATACAGTTGCAAAAATCATACAAAGAATAGTAACAGGATATGGTAAGCCTTCTGATGCCGCGCAACTAGATGAGCTAGACTTAGATAATTTTAATAGTTTTGATGTGCTTCACCCTCAAAAAGTTGGTGTGTATATCTCAAGCAGAGATAACTTATTAGGCATATGCCAAAGTTTATGTGACTCGATAGGAGCGCAATTAGTGTCTACCAGAGAAGGTAAACTAAAATTGTTAAAGGTAGATGTGCCTGTTGTTGCAGATACCAGCACTATTATAAGTGAAGATTACATACTACAAGATAGTTTTCAAATAGCTTCTAAACCAGAAGTTATTTCTGCAGTAAAACTAGGCTACTGCTTTAATTATACCGTACAAACAGGAATATTAACAGGCATACCTGAAGAACACAAAAGTCTTTATGCTAAGGAGTGGTTAATAAAAAGTGTTAACGATGCTGATGTACAGGCTCTTTACAAGCTAAGTTCAGAAACAGTCCAGCAAAATACTTATATGTTATCTGATATAGATAACCACGTTACCCTAGAGGCAACAAGAAGACTTAATCTACGTAAAACACAAAGATATATTTATAGTATGGAATGTATTACTAAAATGTCTACTATAAAACTTGGAGATATGGTACTGTTAAAACACAGAAGATTTGGTTTAGCAGAAGGTAAACCAGGTCAAGTAATCTCAGTTAATGTAAACTGGGATACTGGATACATAAAATTAGAGGTACTAGTATAATGGCAAGTATTATTAATGAAAGAGATAAGAATATAACAGAATCACCCGTTAGAATTATACCTACCGGCAATGAGTATGTTAACTTATCTTCATCAGCACAATATTTTAAAGTAGGTAATGACGGGGTAGCTACTCCATCGCAGATAGTATTTACAGCTAGTTTAGTTGGTAATTTAAGTGGTACCTGTACATTTAGTATAGTAGAAGGTGCCGGTGCTGCAACATTAGTTACTGAAGGTAACACAGCTACTTTACTGTACTCTAATATGTCTTCTGATAGTGTTACTATCAGAGCTACGTTAGAGAGATTAAATAATACTTATACGGCAGACTTAAATGTTGCTAAACTAGAAAACGGCACTATAGGTACCAGTGGCGATAGCGTAGATATTATATTTAAGCGTTATTCAGAAACTCCACCTACCCCAGCTAGCAGTGCCGTTACGCCTTCAGACTGGTATTCAACTACAGATTCTATACCTGTAGACACTACTATGCCTATATGGTCTAGTGTAGGTACAAAAGCAGCCGGTCAAACTCTGTATGTATGGCAACAACCAGTTGCACTAGAAGGCGGCACTGTTGCAGAAGTGTCCATATTTAGAAGATCCGCAGAAGCTTTGGATGCCCCTACAGGTGGTAGCTATAATTTTACTACCAAAACGCTAACTCCTCCCACAAATTGGAGTAATACTGTACCTAGTGGTAATGACCCTGTGTATATAAGCAGAGCTGTTGCGTCTATTTATGGAGTTACAGGACAAGATACTACCCTAAGTTGGACTACTCCGGCTATCAGCTTTCAAAGTGCTGCAGTTCTATCATTAATATCTGATGCAGATGTAATTCCTGCTAACGATAAAGGCATGGAATACTTACTGCCCACAGGTAACGCGTTAAAACTATACGTTGGAAATACCTTACAACAAACCAACGTAACCTTTGCAGGTACAGCCACCAAAGGCGGTTTAACTTTAACAGTTAATGCAGCCACCGGCGCAATTAGTTTATCGGGAAATCTATGGGGCACTAAGCAAGAAAGCTTCATAGTAACAGCCACTTACGCAGGCATAGTATACGAAACTGCCTATACTATATCAAAAGCAATTGCAGGCAGCACTACTACCATACCAGATCTAGTGTCTGGTACGGATGTAGTGTACGCTAACTCTGATGGTACAGGGTACACCCTACCTACAGGTAACAGCCTAAAGCTTTATAAGGGTGCTACTGTTGTGTCTACTGGTGTAACATACGCTGGCACTGTTACTAAAAACGGGTTAACTGCCACAATCAATGCTACCACAGGAGCCATAACGCTATCCGGAGCAAATTGGACTACTAACTCCGAAGCGTTTACCTTTACAGCTTTATACGACTCGTTTGAGTACTCTTCTACGTACTCTATCAGCAAAGCCAGGGCTGGGGCAACCGGACAAGCAGGTACGCCTGGAGTATCGAACATACTGGCGGATTTAAGTTCTGAAACAGGGCTTGTAGCTGCTACCAGTGACGGTGTATTAACAGGCGCTCTACCTAGCAACATATATGTATCCCTATACTCAGGTACAACAAAACTACTTTCTGGAATAACCTATTCAGTAAAGGTTGGTTCGGTAGCAGGTACTGACTATGCTTTACAATATGCAAAGATAGAATCAGGACTAAGATTAGTTCTCGATAAGGCCACAGGGCTTATAACATTCAACGAAGAGTCTACTAAGTGGGTCTCCGATACGGTTACATTTACGATAACTGCTACACATGCAGGCATTTCATACGTATTAAACTATACTATATCTAAACTAAAAGCAGGTTCCGCAAATATAGTAACGAATTTAGTAGGCGGAGAGAATGTTATAGTTCCCTCAAACTCTACTGGAACTGTAGTAACTCTACCACCAGCCAGTACTTTTCAACTATTCAAAGGCGATGTACAAGTAACTACAGGTGCAAACTATTTGTTTGAATTAACCTCTACAGAATCTGGTCAATATGCTGGTTACTGGTACCGAGCCCAAAACGGTCTAATATTGTTCTTAAACAAGACCACCGGGGAATACTTTTTTGTAGTACAAACTACTGCCGGCGTATCTATATGGAACAATAACTCAGAGACTTTCAAACTATACGCTTCTTACAACGGAGTAAGTTACAAGAAAAGCGTTACTATTACCAAAGTAAAGTCTGCAGACTCTAGCGTATCTATTCTGCTAGCTTCTGAAGCGGATGTAGTAAGCGCAGACAGTAGTGGTTCTGGCTACCTTCTACCTTCAGGCAACTCCTTAAGACTATTTGTTGGCGCCGACTGGGTTACTTCCGGTGTAACATACGCGGGTGGAGCCACAAAAAATGGGCTAACCCTTAGTATTAGCAGTGCAGGAAATATTACTTTAAGCGGTACTGCATGGACAACTACTCAGGAATCTTTTACAGTAACAGCCACCTACAATAGTTTATCTTATACAAAAATATACAGTATAACCAAATCTGTAGCGGGCTCCGATGTTGTACTATTAGATCTTGCATCTGAATCTGGCTTGGTTTCTGCAAATGCAGACGGTACTGGCTATGTGTATCCAACAGGCAATCAAGCGCTTTTATACAAAGGCGGTAGTATACTATCTACAGGAATATCCTATAACATTTCTGGCGGTACCGTAAACACGTCTACTGTTGATAAATCGCAAAGCGGATTGACTTTATCAATAAATAAAGTTACAGGGTTTATTACTTTAAGTGGTACTTCTTGGGTAAGTAACCAAGAAAGTTTCACTATCATTGCTACGTATAATAGTGTACCATACTCTAGAACGTACATAATTGCTAAAGCTAAAGCAGGGGCCACTGGAGAGCCTTCAGTAATAGTTGACCTTAAAGCAGAAGCGGATGTGGTATTTGCAGATAGCGATGGTGGTTCTTATACTTATCCAAGCGGCAATGCCTTAAGGCTCTACATAGGGAACTTGCAGCAGGTAGCTGGAGTAACCTACACTGGTGATGTTACTAAAGGTGGTTTAACTGCCAATATAGATAGTTATGGAACTATAGTACTATCCGGAGCTCAGTGGACTACTAACCAAGAGTCCTTTGATTTTACAGCAACTTATGCCGGTAAAAGCTATACTGCAACATACATTATAACCAAAGCTAAGCAAGGTAGTTCTACAGTATTAATTGATCTGCTGTCTGAAGCCGACGTAGTTTCAGCTAATTCAGACGGTACCGGATATGCCTTTCCTACAAATAACTTAATACGGTTATATAAGGGCGCTACTAGACTAGCTAGTGGGGTAGTTTACGGAGGTTCTGTAGATAATCGTAATGGCCTTAAAATAGCTGTTAACAATAGTACTGGATTAATTACATTAAGTAACGCTACTGGAACTACCTGGACTTCAGACCAAGAATTTTTTGATTTAACGGCCACATATAGTGGCATAGAGTACTCTGCTAGATACTCTATTACTAAATCAAAAAATGGTATTAATGGAGTATCCGTAACAGGTAATTCTGTAAGAATAGCGTACACTAAAACCAACTTAACTAATCTAGCTCCTACGCCTCTAACAATTAGTACTGCAGGTAATGCTACGTACCCTCCAAACGATAGTTGGGGTACTGGAACAGTATGGGGTGCTACTCCACCTGTGTTAGTAGCGGGTCAATCTCTCTACCAATCTAACGGCATATACAACGCAGTAACAAACCAAACTATTTGGGACGTGCCTTATTTATCTAACCTTAAAGTTGGTGCACTATCAGCAATTAGTGCTGATCTTGGTACTATTACCGCTGGATCGATTACTGGCACTACTCTAAGAATTGGTACTGCTCCAGCAGTTAGTGGTAGTAGTATGAGTGGTGTAGGTCTGCAGATTAATACTAATGGTACTTTTGCCATGGGTAATAATTCTACTAACTTAAGTTTTGATGGGCAACGTTTAACACTTAACGGGGATATTGTTACTTCGGCTAATATTCAACAAGGCGCGGTTACTTATATAAATACTAGCTCATCTATGACTAATTATGCTTGGTCAACAAGTGCTTCTACAAGCGTTTATCCAGTACTACAGTTTGCTGTTTACTGTGATGGTAGTGCAGTATCTATATTTGCAGACTTAGAACAACGTCAACTTAGTAGTTACAAAGCACCAAATACAGCATATACCTCAGGTAGAGGTAGTACCTATAGAGTAATGTATCGCTATGCAACTTCTTCTATTTGGGAAGATATATACACTCAAAATACTGGTAGTTTTACACGGTCAGCATTTATTGGCGGCGGTGTAAGTGGGTATGTTTACTTTGGTATAGTAGTAACAGAGGAAGCCATACCCGCAGGTAGTACTTTAATATCTTATTCAGGAACCTGGGGTTTTAGGTATTTACACGTAACACAAACAAAGAGATAATATGTATAATTATTCCATATATAATATGCAAACAGGTAGTATAGACAAAACTCTATCTCTAGCAGAGCCTATAGAAAATACTCCTGAAAATACTGAATACTATGTAGAAGGTATTGTAGACGGAAATACCCATTATGTGGATGTTAATGCTAAACAAGTAGTTGAGATACCAGAAAAGCCTGGGGCAAATTACTTGTTTGATTACTACTCTAAATCGTGGGTTCCAGACTTAGTTTCTGCAAAATTATCGGTTGACGAGCAAGTACGTACTTTACTAAAAGATACTGATTGGTTAGTGATAAGATATATGGACACGGGGCAGCCCTTGTCCGCAAGTATGCAAAGCTATCGACAGGCTTTGAGAGAAATAGATACACAGCCTGGGTACCCTATGCAAGTAGCGTGGCCTACATTAGCTTAAGGAGCACTATGGCAAATCTAAGAATAGTTTATAATAATTCTACTGACACTAGCACATTACTAACAGCTTCAGGAGTTGTAGCAGGGTTTCCTGTTACAAACCTAAAAAGCGACTCAAAAGGTATTGTGTATAGAAGCTCTGGCAAATCAACTACACTGACCCTAAATTGGAGCACGGCTCAGCTAATTGATTCTGTGTTAATCCCTTTTTGCAATTTTAGTCCAAACGCTACTATTCGTGTCCGATTTTATACTGAAATCGCAGACACTACTCCAGTGGTAGACTCAGGGCTCAAAGCAACTTCGCCGTATTCTAGTGCAGTACCCTGGAACTGGGAAGGTTCTGTGAGCAGCACTAGTCGGTATAGCTATGGTGGTGGTACAAGTGCTAGATATTGGCACTCTGAACCAGTATCTTGCAAAAAAGTAGTCATAAGTATTGCCGACTCACTAAATACCGATCCTTATATTGAACTATCTAGACTAGTAATCGGTAAATATTGGTCTCCAACATATAATACAAAGTTTGGCTTGCAGGTAAATTACACTGACACTAGTACACATAGTCGTACGGAGTCTGGTAACTTACTAACAGATAACAAAGCCTTATACAAAGGTATTACATTCGACCTGGAGTGGTTAACCCCAACAGACCGGACTAATTTTGTAACCATGTTAAAAACAAATGGTACACGAAGACCTTTATTTATTTCTATCTTTCCAGAAGATGCTGATCCAGAAAAAGAAAATCTTTACCAAATATACGGAAAACTAAATACGGTTCCGGGATTATCCCATCCAATGTTTACAGTATATGCCACACAGGTAACTGTAGAGGAAATGTAGTTCACATTATAAAAAATAAAATACCTTGCCTAAAAAGCAAGGTATTTTTTTGTGTTGCAAGCAGTATGCCTATATGGTATAATAGAACAAAATTATAGGTGCATAGCTTTTTAAGTTTTTAAATTAGCTTAAAGATCAAAACCAAGACTCCCTATATTAACAAAAGGATACTATGTTAGAAATTAACTCAGAGTCTCTTACCCAGATAATTGGCGGAGCTTTCATCGCATTACTGACCGTAATATTAGGTATGCAAAAAATGTTTAAGTCTTGGAAGGAAACTGGAGCAGAAACTTCAGTTATTACTTTAATGCACCAAGAATTAGAACGTATGTCTACTCAAAATGGTGTGTTAGCTGTAGAGCTAAATAAACTTCAACTAGAGGTTCTTAACCTGAACAAAGAATTACGAAACCTTAATTTAGAGAATCGAAGACTTCAAGAAGAAATCGTCACTCTGACCTTGGAAGTAAATATGCTACAAAAAAGATTAAGTAGCGGAGGTATATAATGACTGCACCAATTAAGCTAAATTTCCAGGTTTATCAAGGTAGTACTTTTAAACAAATACTAAGATGGGAGTCTGCTACAAAAGTATACGTCCCTATTATTGACGTTTCAAAAAGTGCCCCCATACGAATAACTGCCCCCGGACACAACATACCAGAAGGTTGGAGGGTACGAGTTTCCAACGTAAGTGGCATGAAAGAAATAAACACGGGAGACTTGTATTACCAAGCCACTGTAGAAGATGCTAATATCATACAGCTTAACGCTATCAATAGCCTATCTTATACTCCTTATGTATCTGGCGGGGTTGTTGAGTACAATGCGCCTGTAGCTTTGGCTGCTGTAACCGGTGTACTCAAAATAGCTGAGAACATAGGATCCACTAACCTCTTATATGAGGCTACTTCCCAGAATGGTGGTATTATTATCAATGCCGCCACAAACCAAATTATATTAAATATACCTGCTAGTGTTACTAGCACATTTAATTTTCTAAAAGCAGTTTTTGAACTATCCCTGGTTAGTGCCGGTGACGTGATACCATTTGCTGCTGGACTTATTTATGTAGAGAGAGGAGTGTCTGCGTAATGGAAAAGATAGTAGTATCCTCAACAGAAACGGTAGTCTTAGAAGTAGATACCGCAAGTACCATCACAAGTGGTACTTACCTGAGTAGTAGCGCTGGTGGCGCTAACTCAATAACTTATGCCGGCGATGTTGATATTACAGAATTATTAGAAGGTTCTGTGTTAGTTTACAATGCTATTAACGCAAGATGGAAAGCAACTAATTTGCTACAACAGCAAACTATAGAGTGCGGACAATTCTAAAAGGAATTTATAATGTCATCAACAATTAAGATAAAAAGATCAGAAGTTGCTGGTAACCCGGCCGTATTAGGTGCTGGTGAACTAGCCTACTCTGCAGCAGATTACTCCGCCGTACAAGGTGGAGGTCGACTATACGTAGGTATTGGTCAAGAAACAGACGGCAATGCCGTTAACCACATTGTAATAGGTGGTAAGTATTTCACGGACATGCTAGACCACAGCCCCGGTACACTTACCGCCAGCTCAGCTCTAGTCGTAGACGAAAATAGTAAGTTAAATAACTTAAAAATTGACAATCTAGACCTAGACGGCAATACTTTAAAAGCAACGGATGTAAACGGCAACTTAAACTTATCCGGAAACGGTACAGGACTAGTTAACGTTAGTAAACTACAAGTAGCAGATATCTACTCCTTTCCTACCACAGACGGTAGCGCAGGAAACGTACTAAGTACAAATGGTAGTGGTGTAGTAAGCTGGACTGCAGCTGCTGCTAATTTAGCCGTTTTAACAGACAGTGGCTCAGATACTTTAGACTTGGTTAACGATACTTTAACTATCGCAGGTACTTCTGGAGTAACAACTAGTTTTGACGCAGCTTTAAATAAGCTAACCATTTCAGCCAATGTTACGGCACCAAGTGTCAAAGGTATTGCAGAATTCTCCGTTGACCACTTTGATGTAACAAGTGGCTTAGTTGCCATCAAAGATGTTGCCATCAAGGATATTGTTGGTACCTTAGTTACCGGCAACACAGAGTCCGGCGTTTCAGTAGTTTACAATACTGCTACCAAGAAACTAGACTTTGAAGTAGCAAACTTAGATATTACTGTAGATGGTGATGTAACAGGTACTACAACTGTAACCGGCCCTAATACTGCTACCGTTACGATTGATATCGCAGCTAATAGTATTTCTAACACAATGTTAGACAACAGTACCATTACCTTAGGTACTACAAGTATTGACTTAGGTCAAACAGTTACTATCCTAAACGGACTAGAGCAAGTTTCGGTTGATAGCTTAACTCTTACAAACAACGAACTTTCTGTAGATTTACTAAATGCTGACCTAAGCTTACGCGCTAATGGTACTGGTAACGTTACAGTTAATAACGCCCGCGTAACAGGCGTAGCAAGTCCAGTTAATGATACTGATGCAGCTAACAAAGCTTATGTTGATAATGCAGTTACAGGCTTAAGTTGGAAAGATTCAGTAAGTTACTTAGCTAACTCCAACATCGTACTAACCGGCAGCACAGGCTCCCTGGTTTTAGATGGAATCGCACTAAATGCTGGCTCTAGTGGACTACACAGAGTATTGTTAATAGCTCAAACTGATGCTACACAAAACGGTATTTACTTATACACTGACAACGGCACAAGCTACACACTAACGCGCTCGGAAGACACCAACACTTACCAAGAATTAGTTGGTACAAGCGTATTGGTAACTGAAGGTACTGAGTACGCTAACACTGGTTGGGTACAATCAAATCAGTTCTTAAACAGCTTTGCTTCACAAGACTGGGTACAGTTCAGCGGTTCTGGTGCATACAGTGCTGGTAACGGACTGGCTTTACTGGGTACTACATTTAGCGTAAACGTAGCTGCAAATGGTGGTATCGAATTAACGTCGGACAGCTTGCAACTAAAGAGTTCTTTAGCTGGTGACGGTTTAGCTTATTCTGCAGGCGTGTTATCTACAGTTGGTACGGCTAATCGAATTGTGGTATCTGGTTCTGGTGTTGATATTGCGGCAACTTATGTTGGTCAAGCTTCTATTACAACTCTGGGTACTGTAACTACTGGTACTTGGAACGCAAACGTAATCGGTGCCACATACGGCGGTACTGGACTTAGTTCTTTTGCAGTAGGTGACTTACTTGTAGCTGGTGCAAATAATACCTTCACAAAACTAGCTATTGAAGCTAACGGAAAAATGTTACAGTCTAACGGTACTACTCTTGTATATGCCGATATTGACGGTGGAACTTATTAATTAGTTATTACTAATTCTAAAACCTTCTTAGGAAAATATGTCTAATAAAGTTATTTTAAAAAGATCTAGTGTCGGCAATAAAGTGCCTACCACATTAGATTTAGCATACGGAGAGTTGGCTCTCAACTACGCTGACGGTAGAATTTACTATAAAACGTCAGCAAATACGGTAGACTATTTTTCAGCGGGTGCTGGACAAGGCGGTGAAAGTGTTGTAGTATATTCCTATACAGGACTAACTGTTGACACTTTTACAGGCAACGGAACACAAACCACATTTACATTAACTAACCCTGGATTAAGTACTAACTATAGCTTAGTAAACATCCAGGGTGTGTTCCAACCTCGTAGCAGTTATGCTATAAGCGGGTCTAGCTTAATATTTGAAAATGCTCCAGAAAATGGAGCTATTGTAGAGATTACCTTATTTTCTGCACAACCTAACGATCCTATAAGTTATAACGACTTAACAAACAAGCCAGTAATTCCCAGTGAATACACACTACCAGTTGCTAGCTCTAGTGTTTTGGGCGGGGTTAAAGCAGGTACAGGGGTAGCAATAGATGTAAACGGGGTTATTAGCGCCGATACATTTAGTGGCAGCTATTTAGACTTAACAGATACTCCAGCTATTCCTGCTGCTTATAGCCTACCTACAGCATCCGCAACAGTACTGGGCGGAGTTAAAATTGGTAGCGGTATTACTATTACTAATGGAGTTATTAGTGTAGTAGCAGGCTCTTATACACTACCAACAGCATCAGCAACAGTACTGGGCGGAGTTAAAATTGGTAGCGGCATTACTATTACCAACGGTGTTATCAGTGCCTCTAGCTTTAGCGGAAGTTACACAGACTTAACAAATAAGCCAGTTCTTTTTAGTGGTAGTTACTTAGATTTAACTAATACTCCAACACTACCCTCAGTTGTAGTAGGCACTACTGAAACGCAAACCTTAACAAATAAAACCTTAGACAATCCAACCATAATTAATGGTTATACCGAAGAAAGCACAGTAGCTAATACCGGTACTGCATATACAGTTGATCTAGCTAATGGTACACTACAGTTCCTTACCTTAACAGGTAATTGTGTATTTACGTTCCCTACCCCAACAGCAGGCAAAAGTTTTGTACTAGTACTAAAACAAGATGCTACTGGTAGCAGAACAGTACAATTCCCTGCTACCACTATTTGGCCAGATGGTACTACACCAACTATTACCGCAACCGCTAATAAACGAGATAAACTTGTATTTAGTGCTGACGGTACTGTTTGGATGGGTAGTGTTGCTGGTCAAAATTATGTTTAACGGAGTTTGTTAATGTTTAGTGCAAATACAACTCATAAGATAGCTACAGTAATACCTGCAGGCCAGTATTACCAAAGTTTTCCAGGTACCTATCAGTGGCAAGCACCTGCAGGTGTAACAAAGGTATCTGTAGTCTGTGTTGGTGGGGGTGCTAGAGGTGCTAATGCTTCCGGTGGCGGTGGCGGTGGCTTGGCTTACGGCAATAACATAACTGTTGTGCCTGGACAATACTACACAGTACAGGTAGGTACCGCAGGTGCTACATTAGGTGCTGGTGGCGGTGAGTCTTACTTCAACTATCCTGCATTTTTATCTGCTGGCGGAGGCCAAGCATCTTCAGTTCAAACTGAAGGTATAGCAGGTGGAGGTGGTGGTGCTGGCGGATATTCGGGTGCTGGAGGCAGAGGTGGTCAAGTCGTTTTAAGCAGTACATATGACTCTAGCAAGCGATTGGGTAGTCTAGGAGGTACTTCTACAGGTACTGCTAAAACTGGTGGTGGTGCAGGTGGTGCAGGTGGCTGGGGATACTCAGGAGTTGGGGGTACTAGTAGTGCTTCTGGTGTAAATGGAACCGGCGGTGCAGCTGGCGGTGGTACTGGTGGCAGGATTGCAGCACAGCCGGGTGGTGGCGTAGGTATCCAAGGAGAAGGTACTAGTGGTCTTGGTGGCACAACATCCACAGGTCAAGCAGGTGGTGATGGTTCCGTGGGATACATTGGTAGTTTCGGTCGTGGAGCTAATGGCAGTTCTAGCCCTACCGGCGGTGCTGTACGAATAATATGGGGTACTGGTAGAGCTTTTCCGTCTACCAATGTTTCGTAATACTAAAGGTAAATAAATGAACATATTAAAATTAAAGCCGTACAGTTTAGACCAAACGGCAGAATATACTTTTGGTAGTATTACAGTTACAGGTTTAAGTCAGCTAGGCTCTATAAGTAACTTAGTTTTCTCTGATGGTACTCCTGGTCAAAACGTAGTAAAAAATGCATTAGGTGGATTAAGCTGGATTACACCTTTTAGCGGTAGTTACACAGATTTAACAAATAAGCCTACACTACTACAAGGTGAAACAGGTCTAACTGGACCAGCCGGACCACAAGGCCCTCAAGGGCCAACAGGTCCACAAGGTTTAACAGGACCACAAGGTGCCACTGGTGCTACTGGTGCACAAGGCACACAAGGTGTGCAAGGCGTTGAGGGCCCTCAAGGCCCTCAAGGTCTCACAGGTGCTCAAGGCGCAACAGGGGCTCAAGGTCCACAAGGCGTTCAAGGTGTTGCTGGAGCTACTGGAGCCACGGGTGCGCAGGGTGCGCAAGGTCCGCAGGGTCTAACAGGTTCCGGCTTCAAGATTGCCAAAACTTATGCTAGCGTAGCAGATTTACTAGCTGACACTGCGCCCGCAAATATTTTAATGGGCGAGTTTGCCGTTATTAATACAACCAGCGTAGATGATCCTGATAACAGTAAGCTGTACTTATGGAACGGCACAGCATACACTTATACCAGTGATTTAAGTGGTGCTCAGGGTGTAACAGGTCCTCAAGGTGCCACAGGCACCACCGGTGCTCAAGGTCCGCAGGGCTTACAAGGTGTGCAGGGACTAACAGGCGATACTGGGCCACAGGGCCCTCAAGGACTTCAAGGACTCGCAGGACCACAAGGTGACACAGGCGCTCAAGGCCTAACTGGCCCACAGGGTTTAACTGGCGACACAGGACTTACAGGTCCACAAGGTATTCAAGGTATTCAAGGCACTCAAGGTGTAGAAGGTCCACAAGGGCCAACAGGTGCCACAGGCTCAACAGGTTTAACTGGTCCAGAAGGCCCTCAGGGAGCTACTGGACCTCAAGGTGACACAGGCTTAACCGGACCACAGGGACTAACAGGCCCTCAAGGTGACACTGGCCCACAAGGTGCTCAAGGCACACAGGGTTTACAAGGTATTCAAGGCTTAACAGGCCCTCAAGGCGATACAGGCCCACAAGGATTAACCGGTTTAACTGGTGCCCAAGGCCCTCAGGGTATTCAAGGTATCGCAGGCGCGCAAGGTCTCAAAGGCGATACCGGAGATACAGGCCCTCAAGGCTTAACAGGCGATACAGGTTCTCAAGGAGCCACTGGTCCACAAGGCTTGCAAGGTATTCAAGGTGAGTCCGGTGTAGGTGTTAGCACACTAACGGACTTAACAGATGTTGATTTAAGTGTAACGCCTACAACCGGACAAGCACTGGTATACGATACATCAACCAGTACATGGAAGCCCGGTAATGTAGCCGCTGGTGAAGGTGCTGCAGCAGGTATTACCATAGACACATTTGTTGGTAACGGTTCCACAGTTAATTTTACACTGTCCACTGTTCCAACCAGCGAAGCGCAGACTTTTGTAAACATCGGTGGTATCAGTCAACTACGTGAAGCTTACCTTGTTAATAATGGCGTCGTTACATTTTCAGCACCTCCAGCCGTTGGTTCAAAAATAGAAGTAACAACTATAGCCCTATCTGAGGTTGTGGGAGTTCAAGGTCCGCAAGGTCTGCAGGGTATCACAGGCGATACAGGCCCACAAGGTCCACAGGGTATTCAAGGACTCACAGGCGATACAGGCTTAACAGGGCCACAAGGTGCTCAGGGAGTTCAAGGTCTGCAAGGCTTACCTGGCGACACAGGCCCAACCGGTCCACAAGGCTTAACAGGGCCACAAGGTGCCACCGGTGCTCAAGGTCCAACAGGTTTAACGGGTCCACAAGGTTTAACAGGCCCACAAGGTGCCACAGGACCTCAGGGTTTAACTGGCGATACTGGCTTAACAGGTGCACAAGGTCCACAAGGTATTCAGGGCCCAACAGGTCCAACAGGCTCACAGGGTTTAAAAGGCGATACAGGTGACACTGGTGCCACAGGCCCACAAGGCTTACAGGGCATTCAGGGTGTACAAGGTGTTGAAGGCCCTCAAGGACCTCAAGGCTTAACTGGTCTTACAGGACCCGCAGGCAGCGGCGCCAGCGCCGTAAGTGACCTAACTGACGTTGACTTAACCGTTGCACCTACAACCGGACAAGCACTGGTATACGACACAGCTACCAGTAAATGGAAGCCAGGTAGTGTTGCTAGCAGTGGTGGCGGTAGCCCTAGCACCGGCAGTTTTGTAGTCCGCAGTTATGTGGGCACAGGAACTCAAACTGACTTTGAAGTTAGCTCAGGCAGTAACGAAACAAGTTTATTGGTACTAGAAAACGGTATACTACAAGTACCCGCAGTAGATTACACAGTAAGTGGTACTGTACTAACATTTGCAACAGCGCCCGCTTTAAGTGTAGCTATTCAAGTTCGTGAACTATCAGGATTTGTAGCAGCAGGTGGAACAACAACAGGAAAAGCAATAGCAATGTCTATTGTCTTTGGAGGATAATATGGCAAACCCAAATATAGTAAATGTATCCGAGATTTATGGTAAAACTGCCGTACAATCAGTTACAACTACCGCAACCGCAATTGTGACTAATGCTGCAAATAGTAACAAAGTAATCAAAGTCAATGCGCTATACATCAGCAACATTGATGCGACTTCCAACGAGGAAATAACTGTTGACATTTTCAGGGCAGGTACTGCGTATCACATTACTAAGACAGTAGTGGTGCCCACAGGGGCTACTCTGGATGTTATCAGCAAGGCTATCTACTTACAAGAAGATGATGCACTTCGCTTAACTGCAGGTAGTGATTCTAAATTACAAGCAGTTTGCTCTTACGAGGAGATCAGTTAATGAGTAGAACAAATGGTGGTCGCAAAGGGACGCTGTCCTCAATATCTCCTACAACTACTTCTGGTATATGGTCACTTAGTGAACAGCACTTAAATAAAGCCTTGTGGCCTACTATGAGTACTCCAGTACTTTATTTGATAGTAGGCGGTGGCGGTGGCGGTGGTTCGCTAGGCGGTGGTGGAGGCGGTGGAGGCGTACTACAAGGAGTACTAGAAGTAACTCCAAGTAACAGCTACACAGTTACAATTGGGGCCGGAGGTTCTGGTTCTCCTAACTACTACTTGACCGGAACAAATGGAGGCGACTCTTTGTTTAATGGATTAACTGCACTAGGTGGTGGTGTTGGTGGATCTTATGACCCTTACTATGTGGGCGGCACAGGCGGCTCTGGAGGTGGGTCCTCACAAGCTCAACCCGGCGGTTTAGGTACTGCAGGTCAAGGTTACGCTGGGGGTACTCCAGCAGGTAGCCGAGTAGGTGGCGGCGGTGGAGCCGGTGGTGCCGGTGGAGCTCTCGGTGAAGGCGGCGTTGGGCTGGCTTCTAGTATTTTAGGATACCCTAATTACTATGCTGGCGGGGGCGGGGGAGGTGCTTGGAATGGCGCGTATAATGGTGGCAGCGGTGGTAATGGTGGCGGAGGAAACGGCAGTCCGCAACCAAGCCCATCCCATGGATTCCCTGGCACAGTTAATACCGGCGGTGGTGGAGGTGGTGGTGGTTTCTGGGGAGGTGTTCCTTTTGGAACAGGCGGTGCTGGAGGTTCCGGAGTTTTAGTACTTAGTACTATGGCTTTGGCAAGTGCAACAACAGGGTCTCCTGGAGTATACCAAGATGGTGTATACAACATATATATGTTTACCGGTTCCGGCTCTATTACGTTTTAAGGTTGTATAATGGCACATTTTGCAGAAATAGGACTAAATAACGTAGTCCAACAAGTTATAGTAGTTAATAACAATGAACTACTAGATGAAAACGGCATTGAACAAGAGTCGCTTGGACAAGAGTTTTGTCGTAAGTTACTAGGCGGAACTTGGATACAAACAAGCTACAGCGGTCAGTTTCGTAAAAATTATGCTGGCCCAGGTTTTGTGTATGATTCGGTTAAAGATGCTTTTATTGCTCCCAAACCTTATGCAAGCTGGACACTAGACGAAAACACCTTACAGTGGGCAGCTCCAGTACCAGTACCTGATACCAACAACGTGTACGCTTGGGATGAGCCTACACAATCATGGACACTAGTCCCGCTTCAAGGATAAACAATGGCATTAACAAAAATACCTCCGTCTGGAATTAACACAGCGGCACTAAGTGGAGTACTTGGTGCAGGTACTCAGACTTATAGTACAACTGCCGCACTACCTTCTACTGGTATTAGTGACGGTACTCTTGCATATGTTTCTCAGAATAATTCATTGTATGTGCAAAGTAACAGTACTTGGAAACGAGTATACACAGGTGCGGACTCCCCCCTTGAGGTAACCTCAGAACCACCTACAAGCGCTCTAATAGATTTTACAGATGCCTCAGTAAAACAGCACTCCATAACTTTAGCCGCTACAGATCCAGAGGGATTTCCTGTTACTTATGGTTACGCAATTAGCCCAGCTAACTCGGTTAATATACAGTCCGTAACAAACACTAACGGAGTATACTCTCTGCAGCTAACTGCAACTCCACAAACTATGGGTAGCGCAGTTTTTAGAGCCACTGCTACTGATGGACTGCATCTTGTTTCAAGGTATCAGACACTAAACTTTGTTGTTGCTAATCCTATAAGTTTGTCGGGTGGCTCGTCTACTTCTACAGTTTACACTGCTCCAAACGGTACCGTGGTAACATCTTCAGATGCTTCGTACGATAACGCCAACTATAAAATGGATTGGTTATTCAACGGTACTACAACAGCAGCACTTGGTAGTTACTGGCTAACTTCCGGTGCAGCCACCGGAACACTAACGTTCAACTTTAGTAATTCACCAATATCCTACTTAAATGCAGTTACTATTTACCCAAGAGCCCGTGACGATACATTTACTAGCATTACTAGTATACAAGTATCTACAAATGGAACTACTTGGACTGATGTACCTAATACATCCATGAACGTAACTTCTGCACAACCTTATGGATATAGTCAAACATTTGCACTAGGTACCACAACCCACAAGTACGTTAGACTGAACTTATCTAAGTCGGGTGCTTGGGGGCTGTCTTTAGATGATGTTCGCTTTACTGGTGCTTGATATGTTGGTTATTAAACTTAACAGTATACACCTAACCAACTACAAGGATAAACAATGGCATTAACACAAGTCACTTCCGAAGGTATTGCTGATTCGGCCATAACTTCAGCAAAAATTAGCTCTAGTGTTGCACTAGGCGGACCCAAAATTACAGCAATCGAAGTATGTGACGCAACTTACACGGTACTAGACGATACTGCTGTTGCACTAACAGGCGGATATGTTAAGATTACTGGCACAGGGTTTACTCAAGGTGTACAAGTACTAGTTAGTAGTACGCCTGCCACTAGTGTGGCGTTAGTAAACTCAACCACAGTACATGCACAGCTACCAGCTAAAACAGCCGGTAGTTATGTTGTCTACTTGATTAACTCCGATGGTGGAGTAGCAATTAGTGTAACCGGTGTAACTTACAGCGATCTGCCAACATGGACCACTGCTAGTACTTTATTAGATGCTTTTGCTGATGTACCCTTCAATATTCAGTTACAAGCTTCGCTAGCCAGTACGTACAGTGTAACTTCAGGTAGCACACTACCTTCTGGAGTTACGCTAAGTTCTACAGGATTATTATCCGGTACAGTAACTGGGCTAAGTTCTAGTACAACCTATAACTTTTCAATAACCGCTATTGATTCAGAAAATCAGGACTCCCCTAGAACTTTTACTTTACCAGTAAATTTAACTATACCCGCAGGTCAAATTGCTTATACTTCTTCTGGAACATATAGCTGGGTAGTACCTGCCGGAGTAACTAGCGTAAGTGCGGTTTTAGTTGGTGCCGGGCACTATGGTGGAGTTAGTGGGGATGCTCGTTATGGCGGAGGCGGCGGTGGTTTACGTTACATAAACTCGCTACCAACTACCCCCGGCGAAACCCTTACAGTAATACTTGGCTCAGTTTCAGCATTAGCTACAGCTAGCTTAGGTGACTCCATTTTACGTAGAAATTCAAACACATTAGTATATGCTGGTGGTGGTGATATGAATAGTGGTGGCACTGGCAGTAGTTTTGGTACTGGAGCTTTTGGAGGTACAATTGGCGGCGGCAATGGTGGTTACGGAGCTAGTTTTGTAACTACAATTGGCGGCGGGGGTGGAGGCGGTGCCGGTGGTTACAGTGGTAATGGTGG